TGACAACGGTTTTCCAACTGATGTTACTAACTTGTGTGGTGATTGGGTCAAATGATGTATTTTTCACATTTTCTGTATCGTTTGCTTTTAAGATTTGTAGTTGGTTATCTATTAACAATAACTGATATCCGTGCGGTGTGATTTTTGCTCTAGTCCCCATCAGTATATCATCACTATTCAATGGGTCAAAATTGGCAATATCATCATCATCAAATACACTAGATATAATTTTGTGTATAACACCCATTTTAGTAACTCTTGCAGGCGAACTAATCCAAATTGGAACGGTAAATTGCAGTGTAGCAACATCAATTGGTTCATCAGTTCCCACGGGAACTGTACGTGAACTCCAATTCACATCGTTTAATTCGACAACACTTAAACTTGTCCAATCCAAATAATTATCTGTACTTTGAATTTCCATAGACGGATTGAATAATGGAAGAATTTGTTCAACTATTTGTAACTTCTGTTGTGTATTAGAAGTCCATATATCTAAAGAAATATTCAAATCATACGGGGATGGCATAGCGCGTTCAACCGTGAATGCATTACCCTGTGATGGCTCGTATGTTTGTGTACTTGTGTTGTATTCACGTTGTCTAACTTGTACTTTGCCAACAAATTGTGGTTCTTGTACTCTGTCTCTAGCATATGCCAATCCACTAATATGAAATGACATCATGGGAACATTTAAAATACTACTTTGTGAGTTTTGTTGGATGATGTGCTGTACTTGTCTTGATGCATCGCCGTATCTAATAGGCACAGTTAAATATGTTGGAAGTCCATCGGCACCCTTTCCGTACTCCACTTGGTAATGACTAAACATTCGAGTGAATTGTAAAAGGAATCTTCTTATTTGTGCATCGTAATGGAATTGTGTTGCCATAATTAATTATCCGCAGAAGGACGTAGCAAATCGCTGAGTCCTTGTAATGTAGGAATATCACCTCGCTCTTTGGTTCCTAGTGTAGTAGTATTAGTTATAAACTTATTGCGTTGTGTTGTATTATCTGACGCACCCGGTGTTAAGTTAGTTCTAACGTTATCTTCGACTTTAATCCAACGATTTCCGTCATATCTGAACAATCTATTCGGGAAGTAATCTAACCGAAGTACATAATCACCTACTAATGCATTTGATGGGAATACAGTACCTGGTGTCATTGGTAATCCATTTGGTGGCAAATTGTTTCCTGTTAAGTAACCTGTGAGCCAACCATTTGCCACAGGGGTAATATATGTTTTATCTACACGAATGGTGTCGGAATCGGATTTAATCAAACCACTATCGGCACTTATGCCATCAGCATCATCAGGTACATTATCGGCACCAACAGGTTCAATGTAAAATTTACTGACATCATAACCACTGACAGGCAATTCCGCAACTGCTTGTTTGACGATTGCCGCATTTATCTCTGTATTCTTATTGTGTGTGCTTATTAAATCATTGATTGTACCTGCAGAGTAATCATCGGCAGTAAATGTATCTACATCGACTGTAACCGTTGTGCTATCCGCACCGTCGCATATATCCCCATCAGCATCGGCAGGGTTGGCGTAAACATCCAACACACTTTTGTATTCTTGACTTCCTACTAATGGTGTCGCTTTTACTCTCCATAAATGAGGTTGCCACGTTTGACTGAAACCTTCACTAGCGAAAGAAGCATCTTGTACGACATATAACTTTGGTAATGCTGTCTGAATAGAGGTATCCAATGGATGGAAATCTTTTAAGTTTGGAACTTCGATTACATCACCTGCCATTAACTTACGACCCATCGTGTCAATCATGTTGTTGTAATGGAATGTGATGAATAACGTATCTTGTTGTAAGAATAATCCAAACTGACTTAAATCAAAGTCAATGTCCTGAATATTATATACACCACGCATCTGATATACATCGGAATCATAACTACGGTCTCTATTTTCGAGAAGTAGCAAATCTTCGATAAACGTTGGTTCAGTTGTGGTTGAACCGGGTTGTGTTGCATCGTAATTTTCAGAACTAGAGTCCACGGTTGCATCGCCCGTTGGGGTTGGTCCTAAATATTTGTGTATAAAGATATCAATGCCACCAACAGTGTACATTTCTGCGATAGTCCTATCTAGGAATCTGTAATCACTTGTTTTATTCTGTCGGTATAAACTGAGTCTAGGCATATTATGTATATGAATTCTTATTCATGTATTTATGCGGAATTATTTTTACGTTTAAGTTAAATTCTTAATTATTTGCTAATTAATTACAAAAAATAACATAACTTGATAACTAATTACTAAAAATAACACTCATTCGGACATTACATGGCAAGAGGAAAGACATTAGACCAAAAAGGGTTAGGTAACGAGCCTGTTTGGGACGAAGTATCACAACCATTGGATAAAGACCGAGATATAGTAAAGACACTTTCTCTCAGTTATTACAATTACTTTAATGGTGCAAAGGAAGCGAAGTTGATAATTTCGGACTACTTATCTAAGAACAAAAACAAAGATGGTGCAAAGTCAATCAAGAAAGTACCTGACTGTGATATTAATAAGAGTATCGCGTGGTTGATAAAGATGACACTCAATGGATTCATTCTCACTGATGAAGAACTGTCGGTAATTAACGCCGATATATCTAGATTATTAATTATTGCAGAAGAAGTTAACCATTCCAATGAAGTGGTATTGGCTAATAAGCCAAAAAAGCCAAACGTTCAGGAAATTATGAGAGAGCGTGCAATGGAAGTTGGCGGAGAGTTAGAAGCACTGCTTGATGAATATATAGAACTTGGTATACCACCAACCCATAAAATTAAACCAATTGGGTTACTAATGACAACTACCATGTTGCCACAGCATGTGCCGTTGTTAATTGAGCCGTGGGAACAACAGAAAAAAGAATTTGAGGAATTGCAAACAACTGAAGACAAAGACTTGCTTGAAGCGTATAGCAACTTTGGCAAAATACAAGTACGTAATTTAATTAAGTTCTGTGAACTTATCATTCATGATTTGCATAGTTACGTAACGTACAAGAAGTCTACTAGAGCAAAGCCAAAGAAGAAAGCAGTGCCTATTGCTAAGTTAGTTGGAAAACTAAAGTACCTTAAGAAGTACGATGAGTTAAAACTTGAAAGTTTATCCCCGACTAAAATTCCTGAGTCTAAAGAGATGTTTGTGTACGATACGAAGAAGCGCAAAATGCATTATTACAAGGCAGATGAGTTATCGGGCGGACTAACAGTCAAGAATAGTACAATAATAGGATTTAGTGCATCTGAGTCCTGTATAAAGACACTGCGTAAGCCTGCTGAACAGTTGAAAGAGTTTAAAAGTGCAAGTAAACCCAATTCTAGGAAGTTTTTCAAAGATATCAAGGCAGTTGAGACAAAAACAACAGGCAGATTTAACGAACATATCGTAATTCTCAAAATATTTTAAAATAATAAAAATAACATAACAATTTCTATGTATAATTAATTGTGTGATGTGAGTATTTCACCCCACACAACAAGTATTTGAAATAAGTTCAGATACCAAATGACAATTATAAGGAGTTTATATGTCGAATGACACTAAAGACCTCGCTCGAGGCAAAGAAAGTTACAAGGGAAAAACACGTTGGATTAATGATTCATTAATTGCTATTCCATTCTTAAAGAACCTTGCTAAAACCAAATCAACCATGAGTTATACGGAGTTAGCAAAGAACATCAGCGATATACACCGAGTAACGCATCCTGATTGGGAATCAACCAATGAATTCAGTCCTGTTCACATTGGACCACGAGTATTACATCCAATCAAAACATACTGCGAATTTCATAAGTTACCACCATTGAATAACCTAATTGTTAATCAGAGATACGGTAAACCTGGTAACGGTGCAACGCATAGTAAAGTATCAAATGATGAATGGTTAATGGAGAATGTTTATAACCACAATTGGGACAATTTCAATCCATCGTACGCTGAACTATTGAAAGATGTTAAATCTGATATAGATTTCTTCGACCTTCGGACGAAAGCGATAGATACGTTTAGAGAACATTGTGGCGAGTTTTTTATGGATTCTGAAATTCTTAATTCTGAAAATGGTGTATTTCTTCTTGATATGAAACTTGGTGATATTTTTAATTTTGGCGCAGATGATGAAGTTAGTAATGATTCGGATGCTTTGAAAAGTTACAGAAAGCAAACGTCACATTTATCCAATGTAGGTTATTATGTATTTGAGGTTGACACACTCACTCCAATAAATCCGAATGATATTGCATTTGAAGGTGAGAAAAACGTTCAATATTCTATACTAGGTGATGAAACTATCAAATCCACTGTGGTATCACTTGAAAACCCAACGTGGTTTGCGTTGTTGGAAGTAGCAAATAACGCAATGTTAGAGGTTGGTGACAAACGTAAACTTTACTTAGAGGGCATTGCGATGAATAAAAACACAAAAGTGTATGATTTACAACTAGTAGACGTAGATGCAGAAATGAAACAGTACGTGAAACAGTACGAAGGTTAAAATTTAGATAAAGTCCAATAAAAGCACCTTTCGGGGTGCTTTTTTGTTATGTTTTGTAAAATATACTTACATAATTTCTTTTTTGGTGGTATAATACACTTAACAAAACA